TGAAACATCTTCAAACCATAAATCTCTTGGAGTTTTCTTTAAAATAATTTCAAGATCTTTCTCCAAATTACTCTTCTTGTTTAAAAGTCTCATTCTTTCATTTTCGGTCAAGAATTTATTTGGAAGATTCCTGAGTACTTCAATGTCAGAGTTTGTAATTCCTGCAATGTTTACTTTTAAAATGTTGACAATTGTGGTCTCATCATCTGTTAGAATTACCGTTTTGTTCCGAACAAGATTTATAAAATCTATTTTTTGTGATAAGAGTTTTATCTGTTCCTCGAGATCTGAAATTTGAAACATCTTTCGTTTCTCATTTAAAGACAGTCTTTCACTCCCCCACATGTTAATAATGTCTTTGATATCAACCCTTAATATTTTCTCATCTTTATCAAAAACCACAATATTGTCAAGATTCAATGTGGATGTCATTTTCTTGACGAAATTCTTCTCATCAAACGATTGGGTTGTCTCGAACTCGATATGAACGTCTGTTTTTGACGAATATGTCTTCAATTTGGATATACTCCCCGACTGTTCCCACTCTTTCAAATCTTCTTCAAATTTATTTGTCCACGTGTACACTGGCAATTCTGATATTTTTATAGTTTTGTTTTTTCGAGTAAAGACTCCAGATGTTTGGAACTTTGATGTTTTCTCACCTTTCTCAATCACACCCTTGAAACCTCGGTACCATGGGGTTGTATTCGAAATAAATTTATCTAACTTTTCATGTTCATTCTTCATCCAGAGAGTTGACATTTCCATAACATCTTGAGGATTGAACTGTGGGGAATTGCACATCCAACCAGTTCCAATACCAACACAGCCATTAACTAACAACATTGGAATGATCGGCACATAGTGATATGGTTCGATTTTATCTCCATCGTCGATGCGGTATTCTAAAAGATGATCGTCTTGAGTTGGAAACATTAAATTAAAATAAAGATGTGGTTTTGTAAAAATATACCTTGGTTTAGATGCATCTTCACCACCTGCCAGTCTGCTTCCAAACTGACCGTCGTTTACGAGAAGAGGTAAATTATTTGATCCTGGGAAATCCTGAGCCATCTTAATTATTGTTTTGAAAAGGTTCTCCTCCCCGTGATGGTAGTTTGTATTCTCTGCGACATATGCACCAAGTTGTGCAACCTTAATCTCGGACGACAATTTCCGTTTCTTAATTGCATAGACGATTTTACGTTGAGACTCTTTCAACCCGTCGAAGATGCTTGGAATGCTTCGCTTACAATCGTCATGAAAGAATTTTATAAGTTCGTCATTCAATAACCGACTAATTTCGAATGGGATAAAATTTTCAGTTTCGTCGTCGAGAGTCTTATGACTGTTTCTAAATGGAGAATAAGTTTCTAACCAATTTTTTCGATTGCCTGCATCGTTTTTATCAAACGCGCTTTTTATGACACTGTCCACGTTTTCGTCAAATAAAAACTTTAAAATCTTTTTACCAAACACGTGTTTAATATCTTCTGAATTGTTTGTTCCTAACCCCTTTAGATATTTGACTTTTGCATTCTTCTGGAGATTGCTGCGACGAAACGTTTGCTCATCAAAATAGTACATCACACGATTTGCCACACTTACTTTCAAAATTGGTGTTTTCATACTAAAAACCATTGACTCGTGTAAAAGTTTAGGGAACATTGAATGAAAGAAATTGATCAATAATCCTTCAATATGTATACCATCAACATCTGCATCTGTAAGGATGTAAATTCGTCCATAGTTCATTTTACTCAAATCATCTGGATTTGAGCACGACAATCCTAAAATTTTGATCAAGTTTGTGATAATTTGATTTGCGGAAATTGTCTGTTTTGTCGCGTTTCTAGTATTTAATAGTTTGCCTCTGAGAGGGTAAATCCCAAACCAGTCTCTTCCTTTTACGTCCGCAACGCCATATGAAATTCCTTCGATTGCAAAGGTTTTAGCAGACAACCCCTCGCAAATGATTAGTGAACAATTTTTGCTATGTTTTCCTCCAGAATTATTTGCCTTACTATACCCTTCCACATTTATCGATTTCGACGCAACATTTTTCTCCAATTTCTTATTGTCCTTTACCTGGATTAACTGTGTCATATCTTTCCATATTGGCCATTTCGTAATTTTTGAAACTTGAGAAGATGTAATTTGTTCTGCTTTAACAGTTGGATTTACGAGCTCGTTCTTTTCCTGCCCGTCAAATTCAGGATTTGGAATTCTTGAAACTACTAAAAATCTGAAAAAAGGTTTAACGTCCTTTAGAGTTACAGATTTTAATTTTTCAATTAAAGGCCTACACACTGCTTCCACCCACGCGTTCACATGTTTTCCTCCATTTTTTGTCTGAATTCCATTCACAAATGATATTGCTTCAAACTCCCTATTTGAAGACTGTGTTACAAAAACCTTTGAATCCCCGCTCTCTAATTTCAATACGCATTTTACAGCTTCTGGTTCGATGTCTTTAAAGAATGTAAAATATTCTGAGAGCTTGTTAGGGAGTTTCACTTCGTTCAAATACACACCGATCCCTGAAACCATTGACGCGTTAACTACCAACATTGTAAGCATATCAATCGTATCTTTATTCAATTCTTTTAATCCTTTTTGAAACCAGTCACAATCCCATTTCCATTCAATTGAAGTGTATCCTGTTTTTCTTACCGTTTTTGAGACAACTGGTCCGCTTGTTTCTTTCATATTGTTTTTCCAAGTCTGTGTTAATTTCAATTTATTGACAGGGTCGAGTCCCTCAACCGTGAATTCCGTCGACAACACATTTGTAAGTTTTGCACCAAGACCGTTTCGACCAGATGTGAAACGTTGCTGATTGTCGTTATAGTTGCTTCCGGACAACAAGTGCCCGAAAATCAGTGAATGGTTGTACATCTTTTCTTTCTCATTCATCACGATTGGAATGACAGAACCATCATTGACGATCTTACAGCTTGTTGACGTCAAAGTAACTTTAATATAAGTCATCTTTTTGTCGCGTTCAAGATTGTCCAACGCGTTTGATAAAATCTCTATAAAGGTTCGTTTTAGCGCCCTGCTTTCGGCAATTATCTTCTTAACAATTTTGTCGTTTTCCCAAACATATGACAGTTGCGGTTCGAAAGACTTTGAACCCACATACATATCAGGTCTCTTGAGAATATGAGTGATTGGGTCTTGACGTGTATACTCTTCTTGTTTTGACATGATTTGATTTTTTATAGAGACGTTAATTTCGCTATTATCAATTTTTATTTTTATGAGATAATCTCTCATAAAAACAACGCTTTTAAACATTCCTCTTCTCTTCGTTCACACCCTTCATCACATTGATCAACTTATCTTCATCAACTTCCGAATTCTCAATGCTTATTTTGCACAGCTTAAACGTCACGCCTTGTTGCTTCAACTCGTTCTTTATTCTGACATAGAGTGTCTTGGAATTTGGGTGACAATTCAAATCCAGCAAAATGTCTACAGTCTCATAGACCTGTCGCTGCTTTCTCAGTGCTGTCAGTGCACTAGAGTGTTGAGCTCTGATTGTGTAGTATGGGTAGTCCTCGTCGTTTCGCTTTAGCAAGATGAAGCGTTCTCGTTTACCAGTCTGTTCAGGCTGTGGAGCTCTGTCCACAATAGCAATGTTTAGCTTTGTCTGAACTGTCTCGACTTTTTCGACGAGTTCGTTCTCTCACTTCGTAAAAGCTGCGGACCGAATTCGGTCCGCAGCTTTTTAAATATTCTATGAGTTTTTTGATCTTTCAATAATTGTCCATTTCTTAAATTTTTTTCCTCCCAAATTGCACAATTTCGTAGCATTAAAACATCCTGTAGACTTGTCAACCACTAATACTCGCCAAAAAGTAAAAGTCGAAGACTTGGACACGTTGGAACTCATAAAGCTGGAGCTTACAGACATGCAGCAGCGTCAAGTAGATCTGATCGTGGATCGAAAGGTGTTGTTGGGACGTCTTGAGAAGAAGATCGGTAGCGAGCCGAGGAAAAATCTGTGGACGCGAGTCAAGAAGTTTACAGGATGGACGACAATTGACGAACGGTGATTGATTTGAACAGTTCTATTTTTATTTAGGTATTCTCCAGATCCATAAAAATGAAAATAGTAAGTTTTGATATTGGTGAAAAAAATTTTGCATACTGTTTAGGACGACGTGTTGAAAATAATATTGAAATATCTAAGGTGTGTCATCATGACGTGATGCAGAAAAAACGACAGACGATTATCGAGTCGTGTTTGGCGATTTCAAACATTCTTCTTCAAGATTCAGATTTATTAGAGTGTAATACCGTTTTAATTGAGCAACAAATGAGAAGCAATGTAAGAGCACAAAGACTGTCTCAACATGTTTGGACATTTTTCCACATGATGAATAAACTGAACAACAATAAAATAGACATTGTTTATGTTCCTTCACACCTTAAAACCCAGAAATTTATAGGTAAAAACTCGTTGTCAGGGAAACAACGAAAGAGTTGGGCAATTGATAAAGTTCTAGGGGATAATCCAATATTAGAAAATCATGAAAACATAAAACATGTAATTCGTGGAATGAAAAAACAGGATGATGTTTGTGACACGATTTTACAAATGCTTGCGTATTTTAAGCCTTCGGCGCGGTAAAAACAACTATATTCCTAATTGTCTCTTTAGTTCTCGGGTGTTGTCAATCTGTCTTAAAACAAGCTCGTTTAGTTCCTCAGATAGTCTAATTTGTCGTTGAACCTCTTCACTCTGTCGTTGAACCTCTTCACGTTTTTGTTCAACTAGTCTAATATATTCCTGAATTTTTATATTTATTTCGCTTTGTAAGGTCAGCATTGTGTTTCATCTGGGCGTAATAAGTTCATTGTTTTATTTTCTCAAGATTAAATTAATATGGGTTATTTGAAAAGCTGCCATCGTGATCACGATGGCAGCTTTTACGAGGTTGTTGGAGATAATAAATTTAACATGGACATGGTAAAAGCTGCCGCGCAGATCTGAGCGGCAACTTTTACGAGGTTGGAAACAACCAACAAGGGTTTACGAGATCGAATTTCTGACCCTTTTTTTAGAGATTGGGTCAGACTCGAACGGGCTCAGGAATTGATAAGCTTTTACGAGGTTGGAAACAACCAAGAAACTAAAAATAAAATATCAAGGTGGTCTAGAGGCCAAAAGCCGCCGCGCAGATCTGCGCGGCGGCTTTTATGAGGGTAAAGATATCCCATGAAAATAAAATTAGGGTGATCAGAGGTTCAAGGGTGGGTAAAAG